ATCAGGTGAATATACATTAATAGAAGAATAATATGGTAAAAGTAATAAGGAAAGTAGCAAATGTAATGCTAGATGTAGCGATAGGAGCGTGGATGATATTCTTAATCGCAGTGTTTATTAAAATAATCACAAACTAAATACGAATAAAGTAAGATAATATAAATATGAAATTAACATACAACAACTCAAGAAAGTCCATTATACTAAATGGCACTACGTATAAAGCGTACAATATTTGCGAACTACCTAACAACTTCGGTTTCCATGATAAAGAACCAATAGTATCTATGCGTAGTAAAGAAGCAATAACAGAATGGTTTAACCATGCAGGACTAACTTACATAGCGCAATGAAGAAATATACAATAAATATAACACTTGCTGACAAAGCAGATAAGTTTTACAAAGTAGCTTTGAGCGATCACAACAACAATATGAATGTAGTGTACGAAGAATCACTACAAGATGCAATAAAGTATGCTAAAACGTGGTGTGAACAAGCAGAAGAACGTCAACACGCTAAAGATGTAATGAATAATGCTATCATGGAAGCAATAACGCTCGATAGAATAGCAGGTATAACAACGAGTACAAGAGACTCGCTAGATTAAAACACAAACTAAATACGACACAAGCAGGATAATATAAATATATGAATAAAATAAATAAATTAATAGACAAAGAGTTAACTACATTTGACAGAAGTATAGTTGCAACTCCAAAAGACAGAGCATCACTCGACGCGTTTGCACAAGCAAATTATGGTTCAAATGATGTAGTATTAACACAAATGGCAGTGCAATTCGGTTACAACGAAGCGCTAAGATTTATTAAAACAGAATTAAGTATATGAATAAAATAGACTACTTCGGCGACTCACGCTACAAAAAAATATATGAGCAGATGCAACTACTTGACATACAAGATGTTAGCTCACCAACACAAGACAAGAACGGTACAATAGTATGGCGACTACCAATCAAAGGTAGAGGTAATACTCATATCGAATACGCTTCATTTCAAACAGGTTATGTAAGAAATCAAGGTAATCAGTGTCATAGTAATTGGCAAATCAACACAAGAGTTGATGATGAACCTCGCTATTTCAAACTACCAAATGGTGACTACAGAAAGTATGTAGGCAAAGTATGCAAGATGATACCAGTAGAGATCGATAGACTCGAGTACATGATGAAGTATGTAATCAAGAACGATTTTATAAAGCGTGCGCACTATAACCATACTAAGTATGTACACATAGATACTTTGCAAGCGAGTGAAGGTTACTACAAAGATAAACTTAAAGTATATAAAGAAAATGCAGAGTTTAATCAAAAACTTT